AGTGCGTTTAAGAAAGTCTACTTTGATGATATTCTTGATCGAGCGGTTTCCAGATTTGTTCCGGCTGACGATCTTTATGTTCCTTATAACGCTACCGATCTAAATTCCGCTTCTCGAATTACTCACTTGATCCGTATGAATACTAATGATGTTCGTAAGTTTCAGGCCGCTGGTTTTTATCGAGACATAGAACTTTCTCCTTATGATGATGGAGATGAAGTAAGGGAAAAAGAGCGTAGTTTGATGGGTGTGGAGAAGACAGGTGCGGATGATCAAGATTGCACCATTCTTGAAGTACACACAGATTTAGATTTGCCTGGTTTTGAACATGTGAACCCTATTGACGGTGAGCAGACAGGAATCAAACTCCCCTACATAGTTACAATAGATGAAGGAAGCTCCAAGGTTCTTTCGGTTCGCCGCAACTGGCGCGAAAATGATGAGTACTATCGTAAGGTTCAGTACTTCTCACATTACAAATTCTTACCGGGTTTGGGCTTCTATGGCTTTGGTCTTCTCCACATGATTGGTGGTTTAGGTCGTTCTGCAACTTCGATTATGAGGCAACTTATAGATGCTGGAACACTTGCTAATCTTCCCGCTGGTTTTAAGGCTCGTGGTATTCGCATCCGTGATGCTGATGAACCTCTTTCTCCTGGTGAGTTTCGCGATATTGATGTTCCCGGCGGTGCTTTACGAGACAGTATATTACCACTTCCTTACAAGGAACCGAGTCAGACTCTAATGGCTCTTTTGGGTTTTGTTGTAGACGCTGGACGAAGGTTTGCAGCGATTTCTGATATGCAAGTAGGAGATGGAAATCAACAGGCTGCGGTGGGAACCACGGTTGCTCTGTTGGAGCGTGGGTCGAAGGTGATGTCTGCCATACACAAAAGATTACATTATGCACAGAAACAAGAGTTCAGGATGTTAAGTCGTGTGTTCGCAGAATCCCTTCCTCCCATGTACCCGTATAATGTGTACGGTGGAGAGGCTACGATTAAGCAGACGGATTTTGATGATCGAGTAGATGTCATTCCTGTTTCAGATCCTAACATCTTTTCAATGTCTCAGCGTTTAGCCTTGGCTCAAACTCAGCTTCAGTTAGCTCAAAGTAATCCTCAGATGCACAATCTGTATGAAGCCTATCGTCGTATTTATGAAGCTATAGGGGTCCATAACATTGAGGCTTTGTTGCCAGCTCCTCAACCGCCACAACCTACTGATCCGGCAATTGAGAATGCTAAGTCAATTATACAGGAAACTCTACAGGCTTTCCCAACACAGGATCATGATGCTCATATCGCAACCCACATAGTCTTTATGAAGACGCCTATTCCGGCGTCTTCTCCTCCTGTGTTTGCGCTACTCCAAGCTCATTTATGTGAACACATTGCCTTTAAGGCTCGTGGTGTAGCTGATGCGGAGATGCGTGTTGGAATGGAACAGGCGGTTCAAACGGGTCAACAACCTCCTCAGATTGATGTAGAGTCAAGAGTTGCAGAACTTATTGCTCAATATACAGAGGAAGTCATGTCCGCCCTGATGCCTCCGCCCGAAGGTGAGGTTGATCCTCTTGTAGAACTTCGATCTAAAGAGCTTGATATAAAAGCCGCAGATGTTCAGCGTAAGTCTCAAGAATTCTCAGTTAAGCACAACTTTGAAGAACAGAAGCAAGAAGATCGTAACGAACTTGTTCGAGAGAAGATTGATTCTCAGGAAGACATTGCTCTTCTACGTGCAGAGGTTAACAGAGATCGTATTGAGCAACAGACAAGACAGGGAAATTAGCGAGGTTTTTTAATGTCTATTTCTCGCGCACAGACACCTAGACAATTAACTGGTGTAAACCGTAACAATAAAGGAGTTGATACTATGGCTATGAAGAAAAAAGGCGGAACTCGTAAGATGATGGGTGGCGGTGCGGCTATGAAGAAAAAAGGCGGCACTCGTAAGATGGCGGGTGGCGGTTCTGCCATGAAGAACAAGAAAGGTTTTGCTAAAGGCGGTATGAAAAAGAAAGGCTTTGCAAAAGGTGGCGTTAGGCATTTTTAATGTCTTACTTGCAGAGCAACATCCCGCATTTTCATTGCTGGGTGCGAAGAGAATTCACGCACAATCATGAGAAATACCATGGAGATTATCTTCATGCTATGGCGATTGCAGTTACTACGATTCCAGATCGTTGTTTGAGTTTCCAAGTTATTTTCACGGGTTGTGAAAGCGACGACACAGATGATGAAAATATCCATGGAGGTGCTATGTGGGCAAGGATGCCTATTACGGCTCTTGTTGCGGATACACCCTTAGAGGTATGGCCTGATAGGATGGTCACTCATCATGCACAGCCTTGGGATTGCAGCTCTAGAGATCATTCTGTAGTAGAGTATGACAGAACAAGTTCTAGTCCTTGGCTTTGCAAAATAGGTGGAGATTTTTATACAGGGCGGTATATGTTTACTGTTGATTACACTGGGTCACGCATTTCGGATGATCCAGCTCAACATAAACAAAGTCATGTTATTGAACTTACAGATGCTGGATCATGGACAGGAAATATAGTAGCTTTGCCAAACAACCGCGTTAGAACAACAAGTCCTGCTTTGTGGGAGACAGGTAAAGGTGCTCCAGACTTTAAGCCAAGTCAGTGGACACACAGTGCCGAGTCAGATGGAAGTTATATGGACCCATCGGTGACTTTCGATAACTTATACAGTGATAAGAAATAATTCTTTACGTGAAAAAATATGGCTAGAAAACCTTCTAAACCGATTAAGCGGACAACTAAAGGCAAGGGTGCAAATTACCGCCCTACCAAAAGTGGTGCGGGTATGACATCTAAAGGTGTTAAAGCGTATCGTAAGGCTAATCCCGGTTCTAAGCTTAAAACCGCTGTCACTGGTAAAGTTAAAAAAGGAAGTGCTGCGGCTAAACGCAGAAAGAGTTATTGCGCTAGATCCTTGGGTCAGTTGAAGAAGAGTTCTGCTAAAACGAGGAATGATCCTAATAGCCGTATTAGGCAAGCTCGTAGAAGGTGGGAGTGCTAATGGATTATAATGCTTGGTCAGCACCAAACCTGATCCGTAAAATACAGGATTTAGAAAGCCAAGTTGTAGATTTGAAATGGAGCCAAAAACTCCTCGAAGATCAGATTACTGACTTGAAATGGGATCGTGATAGTTCTCAACGCACCATCAGACAATTAAGGGACAAGATTTTATCGAATGAGTGATATTAAATTTTTTTGATAAACATAGGGGATTGTTATACTGATGTCGAAAAAAGACGCTTGTTATAGTAAAGTAAAATCTCGGTACAAAGTGTTCCCTTCGGCATATGCTTCTGGAGCGATTGCAAAGTGTCGTAAGGTTGGCGCGAAGAACTGGGGTAACAGTCCTAGCAAGACAAAACGGGCTATAGGTGGTGTTGCTCGTGGATATCAAGGTCGTAAGGTTAAGATTTTCTGATGTCTGTTCGTAAAACAAAAAAGGGATCTGATCTTAAACGCTGGTTTAAAGAAAAGTGGGTTGATGTAAAAACGGGTAAGCCTTGCGGTAGGAAAAAGGGTGAGAAAAGAGGCACACCTTATTGCAGACCTAGCAAGCGTGTATCTAAGAAGACCCCTAAAACGTCCAGTGAACTAACCTCGTCTGAGAAGAGGTCTAGGATTTCTCAGAAAAAGCGTTTAGGGCAACCTGCTGGCAAGCCCAGGAGAGTTAAAGCTGTTAAACGTGGTCATGGTGGTGTTATTAAGGAAGTGAGGATTTTCTAATGGCTAAAAGAGAAATGATGAATCAGATGTCTGAACAAATGGATATTCCTAAGAGGAAAGCGAGGAATCTTATGAAAAAAGCAAACACGATGAATGATATGGAAATGGAAATAGGTGGCTTAAATAAAGGCCAAAGGGCTCTTCGAAAGAAAAACCCAAGAGCTGTCGCTGCAATGGAAGATGTTTCTGTAGACGAAGTTATGGACATGGCCGATGGCGGCATGGCTCGTGTTCAGGGGACCCCTCCTGCTCAAGTTAAGGGCTTTACTTACAATGACAATAGTGGAAAAGGAACATTCTAATGCGTGGAAGAACAATTTCTGATGCTGATCGTGCTCGTGCAAAGCGTATGATGATGAACGAGTCTGGAAGAACAATTTCTGATGCTGATCGTGCTCGTGCAGCGCGTATGATGAGGGAAATGGAAGCTGAAAAGATGGTCGCTGAAATGTTAAATGAAGGTGGTCGTAATATTTCTGATTCTGATCGTGCTAGGGTCAGCGAACTTGAAAATTCGTTGAATTTGAACGATGGCGGCATGGCTAGGAAGACGAGGGTGTTCTGATGCCTGAGTCTGAAGAAACAATTTCTGATGCTGCCGTCATTGAGGCTTTAGGAATTTCAACGTCAAAACCCACAGGAGACGAAACGGACAACAATGACCGCAAGGAATCTAAAAAGGTACTTAAACTAGCCACACCAAGGCAAAAAGCTATGGCTAGAAAGTCTCTTGGCATGAGTTATACGCATGGTGGTGCTCATAAATCGGAAAGTTCTGTTGAGATCCGAATGGGTCCACCACTTACTGCCAAACAATTAGAGCGAGAGAAAAAAGTCTCTAGTGACTTAGACGATGAAATGGCAAAGTTTAAAGCTAGGGCTAAAGCTAGGGCTGAAGCTAAAAAGAAAAACATGGGCGGCATGATGACGGACGAACTCGGCTACATGCGAGGTGGCATGACTGAGGAAGCTCGTGGCCCTATTAAGTATTCCAAAGGCGGAGCTATTGCTGGTAAGAACTTTAAGGGGTCTTTTTAGTAATGGCTGACCCAACGACCTTTGCTTATTCTTTATTGAAGGCTATAAGAGGTCGCATAGAATTAACAAAGGACTCTATCCTTCAAGGCACTCCTAAAGACATGGAGTCTTTTAGGCAGTTGACGGGAGAACTAAGGGGGTTAGAGTTCGCAGAACAGGAGATTATAGATCTCCTGCAATCAACGGAGGAAGAATGACTAAAACTCTATACGTTCCAGAAAATGTTCTGGATTCGCAGAAAAAGAAGAAAGCGAAAGTACTAAACACACCTTACGTAAACAAGAATGAAAAAGTCCTAGACCCATCTTTGGTTTCTAAAAAACTTAAAGAAAGACTGCCCCAGCCTACTGGCTGGAGACTTCTTGTTATGCCCTATATGGGTAAAGCTACTACGGATGGTGGGGTACACATCCCTGACGCTATTCGTGATAGAGAAGCACTTGCTACGGTAGTTGCATATGTATTGAAGGTTGGACCTCTTGCATATCAAGACCCTGGCAAATTTGGCCCAGACGGGCAACCTTGGTGTTCTGAAGGTGATTGGGTTTGTATTGGCCGTTATGCCGGCTCCCGATTTAAAATTGAAGGTGGAGAGGTACGCATCATCAATGACGATGAAGTTATCGCTACACTTTTAGAACCTGACGACATTAAGCATATATAGAAAGAAGAATTTAATCATGGAGATAGACCATGCCTGAAGAAACTAAAATTGATATTGGAGATACTGAGGAAGAAGCAGTAGATGTAAGCCTTTCGGATGATTCAGAGAAAGGTGATACTGAAATTACTGAGGTATCTGCCGAAGGATCTTCTGAAGACGAGCTTGATGAATATAGTTCTGGCGTAAAAGGCAGAATAAATAATTTAACTAAGCGTTTTCGTGAAGAAGAGCGACAGAAACAATCAGCCGTTGAGTATGCGGATAATGTACGCAAGGAAAATGAAAACCTTAAAAAGCGTATAGATTCTCTGGATAAGGGCTATCAAGAACAGTTTGAGTCCAGAGTTACTAATCAGATTACTTCAGCCAAAGATATTTTGAAACAAGCCCATGAAGTAGGGGATGTTGATAAAATTGTTGATGCTCAAGAAATCTTGGCTAATCTTAGTGTCGAAAAAGGAACTTTAAGGTCTATTAGGGCCGAAAATACCGAAGAAGCTGAAGTGGTTCAACCTGCTGCCGCCGCTGCTCCTTCCGCGCCTCCCGCAAAACCAGACCCAAAAGCGGAAGCGTGGGCAAAAAACAATAACTGGTTTGGACAAGACGAAGTTATGACATATGGTGCTTTTGGTATTCATAGGAGACTTGTGGAAGAAGAGGGGTTTGACCCTCAGTCTGATGACTACTATGCTGAACTTGACAGCAGACTAAAAGTCGAATTTCCACATAAGTTCGATTCTAGGTCTAAAATCACCGGGGGAAGCCGCAAGGTTGCGTCAGCCGAAGCTTCCGCATCCCGCAATAGAAGTGGACGAAAAACTGTGCGATTAACGCCGTCTCAAGTTGCTATTGCAAAGAGGTTAAATGTACCGCTTGAAGAATACGCAAAATATGTGAGGGATTAATCATGACTACTGAGAACACAACTCGCCAAAAGTCTACGAGAACGCCGAGAGCCAACCAAACCCGTGCAAGGCAAGTACGCAAAGGACCTTGGAAGCCCCCGTCCATGTTGGACGCACCACCCGCTCCAGATGGTTACAAACATCGATGGATCAGGTCTGAAGTAATGGGTTTTGATGACCGTAAAAACGTAGCAGCACGATCTCGAGAGGGATGGGAACTGGTACGTGGTGATGAATATCCTGACTTTGAGGCCCCTACTGTTGAAGATGGTAAACATGCTGGTGTTATAGGCGTAGGTGGCTTATTGCTTGCAAGAATTCCTCTGGAGATTGTTGAGGAACGTGATGCTCACTTTCGCAACATGACTCTCAATCAAATGGCCGCTGTTGATAACGATTTAGCTCGTGAACAACACCCGGCAATGCCTATCAATAATCCTGATAGGCAGTCTCGTGTAACTTTTGGAGGTCCTCAAAATGAGGACTAGGAGAAAATAGATGGCTAATAGTAACGGAAGCTTTGGCCTACGCCCCATAAGTAAATTGGGCGGAGGCACAAATTCCACTGGCCTTACTGGATATACTCCATACGAAATCGCTAACGGTAACACTGACAGTATCTACCATGGGCAATTGGTTATTCCTCTTGCTTCAGGGTTTATCGACCACACGGCTAACGCCGCTGGTGGTACAGTCAGTCATCTGGGCGTATTTCAAGGATGTGAGTTTGTCTCTAGTGTCACTGGAAAAACAACATTTAGCAATCACTGGCCTGGATCAGGTGCAGATAGCAACCACCCAGTGAAGGCTTTTATCAACGATGACCCAAATCAGTTGTATTTAATTGCATCTGATGCGTCTCTGACAAGTAAGGCAAATACTCGTGCAAGTGTCTTCCTGAACGCAAATCTTTCTACGGGCATCACGGGAACTGACGCTACTGGCGTTTCTTTGGGTCGTCTGGCTGTTAGTACGCTGGCAACTACCAATTCTTTGGCACTTCGCGTCATGGGTTGGCAGGAAGATCCTGAGAACGAGGATTTTGCAGCTGCTGGCGTTGGCGTAATTGTTAGGTTGAATAACTCGTTCAATGCACCTACTGGGTCCATTGCTTCGGGTACACCTTCAACCACTGGCGTATAGGAGGAATGAAAAATGGCTATTAGTAGAGCCCAACTAGCAAAAGAGCTAGAACCTGGCCTCAATGCCCTTTTCGGCCTTGAGTATGCTAGGTATGCCGATGAGTCATCTGAGATTTATGATACAGAGTCCTCAGAGAGAGCCTTTGAAGAAGAGGTAATGCTTTCTGGTTTTGGATCAGCACCTGTTAAGGGTGAAGGTTCCGCTGTATCTTTTGACGATGCACAAGAAGCGTACACTGCAAGATATACCCATGAGACTATCGCACTTGCTTTCTCCATTACGGAAGAAGCAATTGAAGATAATCTTTATGATCGTCTTGCTTCCCGCTACACAAAAGCTTTGGCTCGTAGTATGGCTAACACCAAACAGGTGAAAGCCGCAGCTACGTTAAACAATGCTTTTGATAGCACATTCGCAGGTGGTGATGGTAAGGAGCTTTGTGCTACAGACCATCCTCTTGTAAATAACGGTTCTCTTGCTAACGAACCCAGCACAGATGCTGATTTGAACGAAACCAGCCTTGAGAATGCTCTTATTGACATTGCAGCCTTTGTTGATGAGCGCGGCCTTAAAGTTTCGGTTCGTGGTCAGAAGTTGATTGTTCCTCCCGCACTTCAGTTTGTGGCGGATCGTCTTCTTGAGTCCACTCTTCGTCCAGGTTCTGCGGACAATGATGTTAACGCGATGCGTAACATGGGTATGCTTCCGCAGGGATATACCGTTAACCACTATCTTACAGACACTGATGCATTCTTCATTAAGACGGATGCTCCTCGAGGTTTCGTTCACTTTGA